CAGAGTCTTTATCTGGTGCTGCAAATACCTCATCTATTGGTTTGAAATTGTAACCATCAGAAGTTTCCCAAAATAGATATCCTGCAGATCCTTTACCTTCTCCCTTAGCAACATTTGTTGGAATCGATCTCTTACATACGTGCTTGATAATAAAATCAAATGGGCGATCTCTCATGGCAGCAAGTGTCAGTGGAACAGATTTATACTTACCTGATTTCACTTTCTTATTGCTTTTCAAATGTTGAGATAATACAGTAGGAATAATTGCATCTGTTGGTTCTTTCTGTTTGAACAACTTTTCAAATCTACTTTCTAAATTTAGGTATCCTTCAGGAGAAATACATTTCAAAGTATATACCGAAGTATCACCCGATTTAGTTCCAGAAACAATATCATATATTCTAACCGAAACTTCAATTTCCTCTCCCTCTAGCATAATTGATTTGAAAGTCAAATCTACAGTGTCACCCGTCAAAATGGGCAACTTAGTCATCAAGTTAGTATCAGAGTCTGCTGTATCAGATATCAGCAAATTAACCTCAATCGCTGGAGAGGTAATACTTTCTCTGTAAGTAACTGTTGGCACTTTCTGTGCAGAAAGAGAAGTTCCTTTGATTTTAATATTAGAGATTTCAAAATCTCCCGCACCTTTTTGATTTTTTGCCATTATCTATTGACTCCTAACGATAGCATGTCATAAAGACTGTTTGTAATACTTGAAGCACCAGAAGAAGAAGATACGTTTGCATCAGGTGATGCTTCAGAAACTGGATTTACAATACCACCTGGCGATGATCCAGGTGAAGCCTCACCAACATTAGTGGCAAAACTCATTCCTGTGCTTGAATTTGCACCAACAGGATTTCCAAGCATATTGTAAAGTGCATTTGTAAGACTAGGTATATCAGTAATTTGAGTGACTCCAGGTGTACCAGTCATACCAGGAGAAACACCACTAGTAATTGGTTGTGCTCCTGAAGGATCATGAGGTGTTCCAAGTAAACCAGTAAATCCACCTGCCATAAGGATATTTCTAACCTTCAATGAAAGTTGTGGTTCTTGTCCAACAGGAACCTGTGCAGCAGGAACGTCAAATGCTAACCCACTGCCATGATAACCCCTATCTCCAGGTCTATCAGTGGATCCAATACGAATATTGTTTCTTCTCAATAATGCCATTGCGGCATTTCTTTGAGGTTGAGTTCTAAATGCGAGGTGTTCATGGTAGTTGCTGCCACCATGGTCAGATCTATATCCAGAGTGACTTTTATCCCCTGTCAAATATTCAATAACTTGACCACCTTGCTGGAATCCAGCAATATTTTTAAATGAACCAAATGCTGGTTTGAATAAATTAGCAAGTGGACTACTACCTAGACCACTAAAAATAGAAGAAGATCCAGATGAAGTTCCAGATGAAGATCCAGATCCCTCCCCACTAATATATGCAGGACCACTGCTAACACCCTTTTGTTTCATCAATTCGATCAACTTCCGAGGATAGCTAGGATCTGTAGCATAACCTTCAGACTTCAGCATCGCTGCTGCTTCATTAGGACTACCAGCATTGTTGACACCCCTATATGACTTGTAATTCTTATACCACTGAGTCACAAGGTGATCAACGGCATCTTGAGGTGTGTCAAAGTTCTTGAAGTTAGCATTGACATAAACGCTTTTACCATTGATAACTTCTCTAGTTCTATGATTGGTTGAAGATTCGCCGCTGGTTGCTTTGATTCCGAAGAAATTATTTTTACCAGACAAAGCTGAGCCCCATCCGCTTTCGAGTGCCCACTGAGCACTAACGAGTTGAGGATACTTTGCACCCTTCTCCTTACCCCACTGAGTAAACTTATTCCATCCCTCTTGTCTTGTTACTTTTCCACCTTCTTGGAATCTAGGAAATGCACCAAAATTGATAGCGTTTAGTCTTTGTGGACCAATAGCAGATACTGCTTTTCTATTAAGGACATACTCACCACGCTCAAGATAAGCAGGGACACTATCTCCAGTTGGTTTACCACCAAAGATTTGACCACCTCTTGCTTTCTTGACCGCTGCTGGAGCAGATCCGTCAGTGAACAGTGGAGATCCATTCAAACCAGTATAGTTGACAACTCCTGGTGGAAGGATTCCAGCTAAAGTTCTAGCAAGAGCACGACCAGCAACCTCTCCAAGAGCACCACCAGCAAGAGCACCAATAAACATTCCAGGAGGACCACCAGGAGTACCGATTGATGTACCAGCAGCAGCTCCAAGAACACCCCCAAGAGCACCTAAGATAGCATTACCTGCATTTCCACCAGTTGCAATTTCTGCAACAGCAGCAAGTGTACCAATTAGAACATCAACTCCAGGAATTTTGAAAGGACCTAACGCTTTTTTTGCATTCTTGACTGCCGTGAGTGCTGGTTTTGCTTTGCTACCAACTGTAGAAACAAGTGATTTTATTTTTTTAGGATCTTTGAGATTCTTAATAGTATTGATGAGAGGTTCTGCTTTCATGATCTCATCAAGCTTTGTTGAAACTCCTCCCCTGATCTGTTCAAGAGCTTGCATTGGATTCAAGTTTTGAATCCCTTTACCTAATGATTGTAAAGATCCACTGATTCCACTAATTGCTTTGCCACCAAGACTCTTAAAACTTCCACCAACACCTTTTGCTAGGTCCATAGCATTTCCAGATAGTGTCATAGCACCTGCTAAAAGATTGCCACCAAAACTTTTAGCGCTTGACAAAACTCCTCTACCCAGATTCATACCCATTGATCCAAGACCTCTAAGGTTTTGTAACCACCTTGGACCACCAGATGCTGCAATTTTTTGAGCAACTCCCTGGTCTAGCATACCAGATAAAACTCTTGCTCTATTTGCGTTACTTACACCTGCATTCTTCAATGCGTTCATGACTGAGGACTGTCTATTGCCCCCAAGCATTCTAGTTGCTCTGCCAGTAGATTCATTAATAATACTACCAGGTCGTGCCAATACCTGATTTTTACCACCCTTCATCAATCGACTCAGGAAATTTCCACCACTATTGATTCCACCACCTCTAGGTGCAGAAAATCTACGTTGTGGTCTAATTCCAGGACCACCACCAAGCAGGTCATCAAGACCACCACCGCCGCCACCACCTTGGTTGACGACATAAACGTGCATTGGGTTCCTACGGGTTCCCAAATCCTTGCCTCTTCTACCTCCAGGTGCCATTCCAAGCATCTGTTGGATTTTGTTACCACCAGGGATTGCACCAGTCAGTTTGCCAAAGAATCCAAATACACTGCCAATATCATCAATGACTTTAGCAGGATTTTTTATATATCGATAGGTGAGTGCAAGACCACCAATACCAGTAAGTAACTGAGCAATTCCACCAAGATCAAATTTTAGATTTCCATTTTTATCAATAACCTTATCTAGACCCTCGAATACATCTTTGAATCTGTCTCCAACAAAGGCACTGACAAACTTGAAAACGTTTCCGAAAAACTTACCAAATTTATCAAGAGTTGCTTGAGGAACACCATCAAGAAACTTACCAACATTCTCAATGGTTTTACCAAAGGCACCACCAAGGAATTTTGCAACACCACCAAGAACCTTACCAATCTTATCGAATGCACCTTCAGGAATTGCTTGAATACCTGCAATCAGGCTCTGCATTCCCTCCATGAACCCTTTGACAGTGTTCTTGACAAAGTTGGAGTTGAGTGCCTTCTTTAGAATCTGATAACCAGCAAATGCAGTTACAACAGATGCAATGAATCCCCCGATTCCAAGGAAATCCATAATGGTATCAAGGAAGTTCTTGCCACCTTTAGCAAGTTTCCCTATACCCTTTCCTGCAGCACCAACTGCTCTCTTACCTTTTTCTAATGCACTTTCTCGTTCTGCCCTTCTTCTTTCTGCTCTATCTTTTCTTCTTTCCTTTCTATCCTCAAGAGCACCTTTGTTTCGGATCTTATCTAACTCTAGAGAAGTTCCTACCTTACCTGCAAGATCCTTGAGTGTCTTGTTTGCTTTCTTCTGTGACTTTGCAAATGATTTGAGTTCTGCTCTCTGAGCACCAATTTCAGTTGCAATCGCAGTCAGTTTCTCACCATTCTCTTTTCTGAAACCTGTGATTTCCTTCTTAGTTTGAAGAAGATTCACATTCATCTTCTTCAAACTTTGTCCCATGAGGACAACAAACTTACCGAGATTCTTATATTCTCCTTTATCAGAAAATTTAGCTGACTTTCCTTGTCCACCAGCACCGCCAGCAGACCCCATCATCTTATCAAAATTTATAGCTTTTGATGATGTGATATTTACAATCGCACCTTTGACATCGATGGTATTAGCCATTTAGAATCCTTTCTTTTGTTGTTCCATTTTTAGTTTTTCTTCTTCCAAGAAAGCAGAGAGCATGGACACATACACATCCCTTTCCCAAGGCATTAGACTTTCAATTTCAGTCAATGACCACTTATGATGATGTATCAATGCGAAATTGGTTTCATAATATACTTCAAGGGATATGTATCCCATCACTAACCGAAAAAATCGCCAATACCAGATAGAGTGATTTCTTCAGATTCTCCAGTTTCTGGATTGGGAACAGAAACTTTATGCTCAAGTTTAGGCATAGTTTCAAAGAACTTATTGACCTTAGCGAACTGCTCTGATGTCATTGACTCAACAAACTCAGTCAGTTCTTTCTTAGAACATTCAGATCCTTCCCAAATTTCATCACCTTGAATAATCTGGTCAATACACTTACCAATTACATCAAAAGGATCAACTTCCTTATCAGTAAAATTCATATCGATGAACATATCCATACTTGGATACTTCATCACCACTGTAAGATCATCAGTAATTTCAATCTCCTTTTCGTGACCTTCTGGGAATTGAACTGCCACATCCTGAAGGTTGACTTCTAATTTGACAGTAGAGTTTGGATCAGAAGGAAGAGGTGCTGTAATTTCTAGAACCTCACCAACAGACTTTGCTCGTACATTCAGGAAGAGATACTCAATGTCAAAAGAAGCAAGTTCTTCAATTTTGATTCTAGAAACAATACAAGCAGATAAGATAGATTTGATCGCGCTAGCGACATCTTTTGGATTATTAGATTCTGATGCCAGCATCAAAACCTTCTCTTCCTTGACAAGAAATGGTCTATACTTGATAGTTTTTCCACTTGATGGCAAACTCACTTCATACGAAGGAGCAGTAATCTTGGGTAATGGCATAATGATTCAAAAAAATAATCTGGTATATGTATTTATTATAGCACGGAATCATTCTAAAGTGACATCACCTAGATTGAAACTAGTGCTACTAGTTCTTTGTGGTGAATCAGACTTACCACTATTTGCAAGTTTTTTCTCTTCAGCAACAAGTTTCTTCGTTGCCTCATTTGACTGACCAACATCTAGTTTCATGATGGAATTATAATCAATACCACTATCATCTCCAAGAGCTGCGAAATGATTATCTTCAATCTTGACATCTCCAGCTTGAAAATAATTATGTAGCAAATCAGGTTTCAACTCAACTGCATAATCTAAATCACCTGCTGCAGTGTCTGGAGTAGTTCCTTGACTTGCTTGCGAACCACCACTTCTTTGCTCATCAGATACTCCATCATAGAAGTTCTCGAATGATTCATATGCAAAGTTGACAGTAAATTCTAATGTGCTGCTATTGCTTGAAGCAGACAAAGCAAGATCAGATACATTCAATGGGAAAGCATTGTAAACGTTTGTGGTTAGAGATACAGTATCATCTCTTTCCAACTTTTTCAAAATGATCTTAGGATCAATATAGGTATTGTAATATGCAACTCTTACATCTCTTCTTGTCAAGGCATGTTCACCGACTCTAGGAGCTAGTTTTTCCAACCACATATTGAAAATTTTATGAGTTGCTAAATCTCCAGTCAATGTATATGTCATCGAAAATTCATTGAATAACATACTGTGAACATACTTTCTGCTATGTCCAATCGCCATATCACCACGCATCTCTCCAGTAGCAAATGATCTACCAGGAAACTGAATATTTGTTATAAGAACATTGGAGTGCTCATTCAAAATTCTCAACTGGTCAGTCAAACCTTCTGCCCATCCTAGACTTCCAGTACCACCACCAGAAAAAATAGCCATATATCTATTTGCAGATGCAGGTCCTTTTGCTAATAATTTTTTTACCTGATCGTGTAGCATCTAAATAATACTTAGGGTGTTATCATTATTTATCTTGGCATATAAAGGAAAATACTCCCCATCTAATACTAAAAAATATAAAGGCGATCCCACGAATATTATCTACAGATCTTTGTGGGAAAGAAAGTTTATGGTTTGGTGTGATAAAAACGCAGGTGTTCTTGAGTGGGGATCAGAAGAAATTGTGATTCCATATATCTCTCCTATTGATAGTAGGAGACACAGATATTTTCCAGACTTCTATATCAAAGTAAAAAATAAACTTGGTAAGATTGATAAGTACATTATTGAAATCAAACCAAAGTATCAAGTGAATGGACCCAAACCAGGGAAAAGAAAAACCAAGACTTATATCAATGAAGTGAAAACTTATGCAGTAAATCAAGCGAAGTGGAAAGCTGCAGAAGAATACTGTTTAGATAGACAATGGAAATTCAAAATTCTTACTGAAAACGAACTAGGGGTCAAGTAATGGGAAGACTAAATGGAAATCAAAGGAGGGCAAAAAGGGAAGAAGGGAAAATCGGAACCTCCCGACCTGGCGGCGCAAACACACCATCCTATTATAAGGGTGGTGATGGATCATATTATGATTATGCAACAGGTCGTCCGATTCCAAAACCTTCTACATATGAACAACCTGGGGTAGGAGAGTTTGACAGTCAAACTGGTGCTCTGATTCAGGGAACAAAAGCTGCAGCAAATGGACCTCCTCAAAATAGCGATAAAACTAGTGCTCCATCCACTTCGACAGAGAATAAAGGAGGTGAAACTAAAGAAACTCCAGCCCCAAAGATTGAGAAATCTAATGCAGTAAAAGATGCATTAGGTGGTCTTTTTGCTAGTGGTGGTTTGAAATATCCTGATGATCTGTTCGATCAAACTACAGACTATATGATGATTGATATCTATGAGCATCAACCAGCATTTTCTGGAGAAACTGGTATTCAAGGAGAATCTTTAGGTAATATAATGTTTTACATGCCAAATAATCTTGGCACGTCATACGGACAAAACTGGGGTGCCCTTCCATTGACTCCAGGTGCAAGAATGGCAGTTGGATCACTTCAGCAAGCAATCAGTGGTGGTTCTTCAGATCAAGTCTCTTCTTACATTCAAAAAGCACTTCAGGGTGCAGAAACAACATTTGCTGCTTCAGTTCTTGCTGGTGGATTGAATAGTCTTCCTGGCGTCTCTGGTTTTGATACTAATAACTTACTAGGTTTGTCTCAAGGTGTTGGAGTCAATACCACAATCGAATTGTTCTGGTCTGGTCATGGTGGACAAAGATCTGCAAACTTTAGAATCCTCATGAGTCCTAGAAGTGAAGCAGAAACAAAAACTGTTCGTGATATTGTAAGAGCATTCAAGATTTCAATGCACCCATCCAAGTCTCCAGGTGGTGGAGCACAGAGTGTTGGTGGGAGATATGTTCAATATCCAATGGCATTTCAGTTGAAGTTTATGCATGGATCTGAAGAACATGAATTTATCAACAAATTCAAACCCATGGTTCTTGAAAACATGAGTGTTGAATACACACCAGATAATGTCTATGCAACTTATGCTAATACTTCACCAGTTGCAACTGCATTGACACTCACCTTCAAAGAACTCAAACTGCTTTACGCAGACGATATTATCGAATCCACAGGAGC